GTTCTCGGAGGGAGCGATCCGTAACATTGTGAAGAAATTTCAGAACGATGCCACAGAACAGGAAATCCGTAGGGAATTACAGGATTTTGAGAAATATAAGGGAGGTTTACAAAAGAAAGACCCCTTCCAATATAAATCATGGATAGAGTTCACGGAAGCGATCCATGCAGCAAAGGGTAAGGCGGAATTTAAAAATAAAAAAGCACCAACCAAAGATGTGGTTGCCAATCAGGATGACATTGTAGCGGATGATGAGAACGTGACAATCTATCGGGGGGATTCCCAAGATAAATGTGTGTTATATGGAAAGGGATACTCTTTCTGTATCTCAAGACCGGGAGGTGGTAATATGTTCACAAATTATCGGTTTAATGATATGGCAACGTTTTATTTTATTTATTTTAAAAAGAAGCCTAAGACCGCAACTGACCATATTATGGTATTAGATCGTAATAGACGAGGATATGATTGGACATTTGCAGATAATAATACAAAATCGGTTAAAGGTGGATGGAACGAGATAGTTCGTAAATATCCAGAATTAACGAAATATGAAAAATTATTGGTTAATAAGGAACTGGATAACGTGGAAAAAGATTTTTTAGAAAGAAAAAGAAATTTTCAAAAACAATTACCATCATACACCAATGATCCAGATGTTGATTTTGATAAAGCGGTGTTACTGTGGAATAAATTTTCTCATAAAGAAAAAGCCGGAATTCTCGCAGATTACTACGATGATACACTTCACGATGTAATATGGAAACAATTGGATTCTGGTCTTAGGAACGAATATATCAACATTAATCCTGATTTGTCTGATTATCAAATGGATGATTTGAAACCGAATGAGATATTACGATATAAAAAAGTCAGAGATACGTTATTTGATGATGAGTATCTCGATTATTATCCAGAATTTAGTGCCAACAAGCATCCTTTTTTTGCGATGACTTATATGATGTCATGGAAAAACAATTTGCAAAATATCCCATATGAAGTGTATGAATTATTAGCAGACGATCCTCAGTTAGCTTTGGAGTATGCGGAATGGGTTGCTGAAAATGTCCCAAACACCATGATACCAGCAGATATTTATGAATCTATAATGGAATCGAAGTATGGTAGTGACATCTCTGATGAATTGCGTAAATATTTTGGAAAACGTGGATATTTTGGAGAAGATTGGGAAGAAGATGATACTTTTACAGAATCATTTCAATCAGAATTATGTGATATTCTATCGGAAACAACAGATAGTATTCAAGAATCCACACACTTTGACAAATACTATCAAAGTATAATGTCAAGCTTTTTCAAATGATCGAATAACCCGTGGAATTCAATTTTGATTTCAGGGAAAGTCCCTTGACACCCAGAGAAGGAACATCAATTTGCAGGGACACATCATATTCCTGTTCATCCTCGTTACCCACTACACTCACGTTTTTCACAACAATGCGTGGTTCCGAACGAGGTAATTTCCTTTCAATGTCATCCTGAATATCTTCTGCTGTGAACTCATCCACGGGTTCAAACAGATAGCGTCTTAGATCAATACCAAAGGTCGGATTGAGTATCTTTTGACCGGGAGATGTTAGGAATGCGTTGGAAATGCTTGTCTTGATGGCTTCCACATCAAAAATAGCCTGAATATCCTTCAATTGCTCCTTACGGTTGAGTTGGTTGTTGAAGGAATACGAAGGTTCCAGATCAAATGACACATCCTTGTAGAGATAGTTATTTTTCAGGGATGCCTCATCAATCTTGGATGCTTGAAGCGATTTGATTTTAATGTTCATTATTTGGTGGATTTGCTTCCTTTGCACTTCCATTTTTTACGCGACAAGCGATTTGGACTATTGGGATCGTCTCGCCAATCACCTTTTATTTTATTACTTCTCGCGCAGTAAGCATCGCCTTTTTTCGAGCCGGGACGTATCCTATCACCACCATCCTTGGCTTTTCCAGCTTGTCCATATCGAACGGTTTTTTTTCTGCCTGTTTTTTTATTTGTTACGACTTTTTTGAATCTTTTTTTGGCAGTCTCCTCCATGTAAATCTTAACTTCCTGAAGATCAATCATGAAATCATTTATATCAACATTGAAAGAGGAAGCGTATTTGTTTGCCAATTCATCGAATGATTCTTCAATTGTCTCCCCTTTGAGTAATTTACTCTGTATTGATTTGAATTTTCTAGGAAATGCCGATGTCAAGTCAGAATCGACCATGGATGCCAATTGTTTGAAAGAACTTGCTCCACTACCACTCACTTTAAAAACATCATCAATGATCCGTTCAATTGCCAATTTTCTATGTTTTGGCAACGCCTCTCCCATACTAGAACGTGTGGGAGGTGTTATCGCAGTTGACAGAGCTTGTCCTATGTTATACATGGATTTGTTGGGGGATGCTGCGGCGTTGATACCCAACAGTGTTTTCATCTTCCCCTTAACAGTTGAATCATCCCATCTTTCCTTATTACCTTCAAAACGTTTGCATAGCTCATTGAATTGGCGATAAGCGGCTCTGAAAGATTCGGATGTCACTATACTCCCAATAGGCATGGTGGCAATGTTGACGGTGTTATAATAATTGGATATGATGGAAAACGGCAAGCGTTGAGTATCCCTTACAACAGTGATATTCTCATTATCGCTCATATTTCTATCGGTATCATGTCTCATCACCCCTCTGGATATATCTTGGTCGGGAGACAATTCAAGATAAGGGTCATCGAGTTTTTTGATGAATGAAAAGATGGGATTACTGGTTGAATCAGGAGATTGTAAAAGATTCAACATCTTATATATCTCTCCCCTATTTGGTAATTCCGATTCCCAATCAACTTCAGTAGCGGTGGTAGAGGTGGGATTGAAATCCTTAAATTTAAAATCTAAGATATTTTTAGCACCCATAATCACAGCTTTCTCAAAAGCCGTTATAGCGTCTTTACTTTTTTGCTCATTGTATGCTGAAACCCTTGAAGTGTGATTTTCGATGGTGGTCAATTTTTGGATATTCTCTGCCAGCGAGGAACGCACATTTCTTAATTTTTTAATTTTATCTTCCAATATATTGGCGATACCTTTAGATACCCCCTTAACACGGTTTCCATTAGCATCTTTTTGATTTTCCTTAACACCGTAAATATCTTTTTCTTTTAGATTTTGATTAAGAACTATCGGCGTTAATTGATCTATGGTATAAGATATATCGACCAGATCGTCAAGATGTGGTTTTAACTCCGGTTTCATTGCTGCGATTTCTTCAATTTTTTTAGTAGTTTCGGCAATTTCCAAATTTATTTTTTGAATTTCCAATTGAGAGGTGGGTGATCCAAATCTTACACGTTCAAATGATTTACGTGTGATTTGTGTTTGTAGGTTATAAAAATAGTTTACTAAATTTTTACCATATTTCGTATTTTCATTTTTACTATTAGCACCAAAACGTTTAATTGAGTTTATTTTGGATTTAAAAAGAGCTTCAGCCTCATCTAATTCAGATTGAGTATTAAATTTTTCTTCATCAGACTTGTTATAATTATCAATCGCGTCTTGATACTTCCCAATCTCAATTCTTAGGCTTTCTACCAATCCTCCCTGTTTAGAAACCTCAAACCTTAGATTTTTGAGGTCTTTCTCATCTTTAATATTGATACTTTCCAATCCTCTTTTTCCAGCCTCGGTTTTACTTTTTGGATTTCCCCCAAAGTCTTTCCTAATTTCCTCCATCTTTTCTTTGAAATACTGGCTGTTATTCAACAGAGCAAAAGCATTGAAAATGGATTTATTTTTACCATTGATAATATCCCAAACACTTACTTTCTCAGCGTCAGTCTTCTTTCGAATATCTGTTGCCCCAGTATCAAAATCATCAACTTCCAACTTGGTGTTACGCTGTTTCGCAGCAGCTTTGGGATCAAATCCTTTTTTATTTTTCTGATCGATTGGAACCAATTCTTGGGGATTATCATTTTTACCAACAGAACTGGATACATACCCCGATGGTGCTTCAGAATTCTTAACTCCAGCCAATCTACTACCCCCAATATTCTTGGGACTTCCAAAATTTTTAGCTGCTTCCAGTGCCAATTCATAAAGATCATCAAAGTTCATGTTAATATTTAGAGTAAATGACTAAATAATCCTATGGGCAAGAAATTTGATCAGATATTTGAAGCGGTTGTGTCACGTTCGGAAATTGGGGGATACCTTCCCGGTTCC